GAGATTGACGATCTCTTTCATTCCGCGACTACCGACAACTACGTCAGGAACGGGTCTATTGCTGGCTTCTGAAATAAGCGGAAACTTGTAATCAAGATCCACACTACCTTCACTGTTCAATCCACATGGTACTACCTCAAGCGGATAACTCCATGTCTTTCCTATAAGATGGTTCATCTTTGCTACAAAAACTTTTATGAACCCCAACATCCCTTCAGCGATCAAACCTTCTGTGGGAGAAAGAGCCGCCAGCACGGCTTTGAACTCTTCGACTTTGCTGGTGAGACCTTCAATCTGTCTCTGAAGATCTCTGACAATACCAGCTTGCATTCTGATATCGTTGAGCTCTTTCTCTTTCATACCCAGAGTGATCTGGTGACGCTTAATACAGCCCTCAATGATCGTCTGACGTATCGAGTGGATAGTTTCATCCACATTCTTCTCACGTTCAGTACAGATCGCTACAGCTTCCTCCAAAGCCTTTTGAGTTCCATACCAACTTTCGATATAGAACTTGTAACGCTTGAGCTTATCCTGAACAGCAACCAAATCCTGAGTGAGGTTGGAGATGCGGTCTTCAAGTTCATCATGCTTCTTGATAACCTGCGTCGTGTTTTGCAGGTCGGAGTTAGCAATGATAGCCAGCTCAGCGCTGATTTTCTCAAGATGAATCTCATGCTCTCTTGCTTCACATTCGAGCCAGAGGTCATGCCTCAAATGCTGCAGTTCAGATCCGATAGATTGAGGATCGTTGCGATACACATTCTTGGCCGACAGATACTTCCAGAACGGCCCGAAGTTAGGCCATGCCTGCATGTACCTATTGATCTCACTTTGAGCGAACAGGATGGCTGTAACGCGATTATGCTCAGTGCGGATAGAGTTGATCTCAGTTCCAATCTTCTCTTTTGCAGCAAGGATTGAAGAGAGCTTGATCTTGGCATCCTCGTATGTCTTGGCAGAATAGCCAGGAATCCATCTGTGTGCACATTTCGGGCATTCAGTCTCACCACCATCTTTTTGATGTTCCATATGCAGGATCTGATCTTTGACTTTTCGTTCATCGTCAAGGATCATCTTGCTCGTGAGGTCTCGAGCAGCCATCTTCTCGACAAGAGCACGCTCAACCTCGGATGTAGCTGTCCGGTCAGGGTCAGCAATCAATCGAGAAGAGTATTCCAAGAAGCCATCGTGCATCTGGTCAAATGCATCCAGTCTTTGCTTGGCATCAGCAATACCGGAATCAAATGGGATACTGATTACCCGTGAGCTCAGAGTGGAAGCGATCAACTTCTTAAGTGCTTCACTGCGGGTTTGCAAATCCCCCACATTTGTAGCCGATGCACTCATTGCCCTACGGTGTTCAGAACGCATCTCTTCAATACGCTCAACTGCTTCCTTGATCTTCGTCTTGAGAATAACCTGCGCTTCTTCAAGCCTGGCGTACATTTGCTCAGCTTCACCAATGTTAGTAAACAACCTGGTTTTAGCAAAGCTCGCAGCAGTGTCTGCAATGTATGCGATGATCTTTTCGATCTTCTCACTGAGAGTAGCTTCTGCACCAAGCAACTCATTGTAATCGCCGTGGTCGATACTCTTGTTCTCATAGAGCAGTCGAAGCTCGTTGTTGATGCTGACGACTTCAGCTTCGAGCTTTTCGATATCCTCCGGCTTAGCAGTCTTGTTGGTTTCAGCCACCAGCCTGTTCTTTGCAATCTTCAATGCACCCAGTGTGTCCCTGTGAGAATCCTTAATGCGATTGTAAAGAGTGACTGCGTATGTGTAGTCAGCCACAGATAGCTTGGTAAACCACTCACGACGCTTACCCGTATCCATCTCCGTGAACGGATCAAGGCCTGATAGCAGTTTGTGGATCTCAGGCGTGATACCAAAGTGCTGCTTCACCAACTCACGCTGAACCGTGACAGTGCCGCCTTCATTGAGGTTCTCTTCATCCTCAGTAATAAAGAAGTGCTTGATATCTTTACCAAACCTGCTCTCCAGTCGATACGTCTTGCCGCGATGTTCAATCACAACAATTTTGTATCCGCCTTTCGAATAGTTTGACTGGTGAGCAGGAAGCGGTGAGAGCTCTTCCAGAAGAGACGACTTACCAGAACCATTTTTACCCAGGATGAGTTGGTAGGGTTGACTGAAATCAATCTTGATCTTAGTCGAACCACTGATTGCCATTCTCTCGTATCCTGAGAGTTCGATACTCAATAATTTCATGATGCTCCCCAATACCTCTAATGTCCTATCATAAAGAATAGGTGGATATATAAAATGCCTAAAATGAGTCAGTTGACGCCGGTCTCCATCGGTATCGTGGCTGCCAACAAGCCTCTTGATTCCATGGAGATCGAGGTAACATTGACGGAACAGTTCCCCATGATGGATGGCGAAATCACCGACAATGCAGAAACCAAGATCAATTCATCGCAGGATGCCGATGGCAAGGCCTATCAAACGAGCACCACGACGTCTTTGAGCGTCAAAGCTAAGTGGTTACCTATCGGCGACTCTCAACGTCTCACAGCCCCTGACGTACGCCGTGGTGAGAAAGTAGACGTCTATCAGTTTGCTGATACCGATAAGTACTACTGGACTACCAGAGGAATAGGTTCTAAGCTTCGTAAGCTGGAGACAGTTATCTGGGGTTTCAGTGGTACTAAGGATGAGAGCGCTAATGTGGATGATGATAACTTCTACTACATAGAAGTGTCAACCCACAAAAAGCACATCCACATCCATACCACAGTAGCGAATGGTGAACCATTTGGCTACGATATCCAGCTCAATACGGATCAAGGCTTTCTTCAGATCCAGGATGATATCGGTAACTTCATCAATATGAACTCTCAAACACACGAGTTCACATTGCAGAACATGGATGGATCGTTTGCCAATATCAAGGCTGAGAATGTTCATGTTCATGCTGTGCAAGATATGAAGTTCACAGCAGGAGGTAACATCAGTTTTGAAGCAGGTAGCAACTTTGATTCTAAGGCCGGTGGTTCTACCAGCATAGTCTCTGGTAGCAGCAATACCGTTACTGGAAGTAGTAACACCATCAATGGTCCTACAACCATTAATGGGACTGCTACAGTTAGTGGAGCTGCTGCAATGATGGCTGGGCTGTCTGTGACAGGTATGTCCAACATGGGCGGTGGTGGTAAATTCACTGGTACTCTTACTGGTAATGGCAACATTATCACGACGGGTAACATTGTGGCTACTGGTACAGTCTCTGGTACGAATATCAACTAAGCGACATATATCCCACACACTGGTTTGTCCAGTGTGTGGGATATGCCATTACTTCACTTTGATGGTTCCATCTTGCAACACCAAGCTAGCATTGCTGGTGATGAACTTCTCCAAGGCAGCCAGTCGCTCAGCCAACCTATCGCGCTCTGCTTCAGCGGCAATACGCTTGCTATACTCGGTCTGGCTCTGAGTGCGAGCCAGGTCTCTTTGTGCTTGCAAAGACTTATGAGTCTCGTATGCCACACAAGTAGTTTCCGAATAGGTCACAGTCCGAACACTTGCCGAGATACCAGCAGCATCCATAACCGCAGCAACCAATTCACCCTTGAGGTATGTCAGATCCATGTTCTGGGGCACCTGACCCAGCAACACTGAAAGAGCGACGGCGTTATAAGGAACACCCGAGGTGTCCGGATAACTGGAGATGTAGCTGCTCGGAACATAAAGCAGATCTCCCTTGGAAGATTGCAATGTGATGATACAGACGCCATTGTCGTAGTCTGTATTGTAGTCGCTCTCTTGCAAACCATTCGCTGTGTAGTAATCCGCCACCACATCAACGCCAGAAGCCAAAAGCTCCTTGAACGTACGCACGGCATTGCACGTGTACCTGAGACCCGATACGACTTTAGTGTCGAATGGAGTAACAAGTGCGTAAACACCAGAAGCGTTGATGGGAGGGATCATGCTCACGCCTGTTCCCATGACTTATCCCTCCCTGTAGTTTAGATCTTCAGCGTGTTGCCAAAGTTGAACTTGGCCAGAGCCAGGTATTGGATCTTGTTGATGTTCATGGCAAGGAACACCATCTTGTTTCTGACCACCCGCGTGAAGCCAGCCGGAACTTGAGAGACTGCCGTCAGGTCTTCAGCTCTCTGCAAAAGTGTAGCCAGTGCAACAGCCCATTCCTGGGTGGTGGCACTCATCCGGTTGAAGTCAGTGCTGGATGTCGGCACAGCGATGTAGTCAGGATAGTAATCCGTGACGTAGAACTTGCTGTTGCGGTTATCCGGACCACCACAAATCGCCAGGATCAACGACTTGTAGTTATGCGACATCATTTCCAGGTAGGAGGAAATGTGGGTATCGCCATAGTCCGAACACACAGCTTCTACAGCACTGAAAACTTTCTTAACTTGCACGACCGGGGAATAGATTCCCGATTGCAGCGTTTTGTCAGGGATGGCCATTGTGTCATAGAACGGGACGATGACGAACTCAGTTCTTTTGAAGAGGTCCGGGAGAATCTTGACCCACTCATCCCTTGTATGGCTAGAGTTAGCCAGAATGTAGTCAACGATGGCATCGCGAATCGAGTCATCATTGTTACCATATGTTCCATAGATCACCACTCCGAATTGCGCGGCTATGTAGTCGCTGGTTTTGTTGGGGTTGTGGTAGTCATAAGACTCCACTTGCAGGTAGGTTTCTGGATGACCGTTCTTGACGGACTGCATCTGGTTCACCATCCAGGTCGGTGTCACGGCTTCAAGAGCCGCATCGACCTTGTCACCGGCCAGGAAGAAATTGTCGACAGGTGTGAATGGAGGCACAACGATGATGCTGTATTCATCGTACTGGGCCTGGAAGCTATCGTCCGAGAACCAGATTTTGAAGAAATCATCTGAGCCTGCAGGATTCCACGAAACCCACTCGGGAGCCCAGTGCTCGCCTTGTTGCACCATCTCGCCGCAATCTACATTTTCGTAGGAGCTGCCGACAAGTGCAACAAGTGTATTGAGGAAAAGCGCCCTATCTGATGTATTGGAGAGGTCGTTTATTCCGGTGTATACTGCACCTGCTACAGCAAAGGTGCTCTTTTGATTGGCATCAGAGACCGGGACCATCGATCCATCCGACAAACTCGAGAAGGTGAGCAGCTGGATGTTCGGGTACGAGGCTGAGATGTATGCGCCTTGTTCTTTTGTGAAAGTGGCAGAAAAGGTAGACAGCTCTCCGATGGCGGACTTCACGCCTACGGTATTGTCCACCAGACCCGACACCACTATAAACCCCTTGAGAGAGTACATGGTAGATGTCCCTATTGCAATTTGTCTGATTGAGGAGATAATGCTGGATTAGACATACGATTTATCATTCACACGGGAGAGAACCAGATGTATCAGCCCTTTTTGCTCCGCTTGATCTATCCTTTTCTGAAGGAAGCAATCATCGGAAAGAGGAGTCTGAAGTCGGCACTGGCTAATAACAAAAAGAAAGTCATTGTCCTTGGCTTGGTAATGGCCTCACTCACCATCAATCTGTTTAGCGTCCCGAAAATCATTTCCCTGTCTCTTCTGCAGTTGCACAATCAGAAACTCATTCAAGAGTACACCAAGACGAAAGCAGACGTAGATCGCCTTGAGAGAGAGAACAAAGAATTGAAGAAGCACTTCGAAGATGCCTCTCAGAGCCATAATCCGACTCCAGAGCAGTCCGTACCAACGAATCCGAACACACCCCTACCACCGTTCAACAACGGAGCACTCAATGCCCTGGATAATGAAGCCAGGCGTAAAACTCCATAACGCGATGGTCCTAACCATGAAACGATTGTTTTTCTGTAGCGTGTTCTGTGCTTTTGGATGTACGACTACCACGATCGTGACGTCGAACTCCATTAGCGCAGAACGCTTTATTCTCACTGGTTCAACTCATGAAACAGTTGAGCCTCCCACCAAACCCAGCATCATCACTCCTGAGCCTGCACATTCCTCAGAAGTAAAGAGGGTAATTGTAAAAAAAGGATGTGATTCATTTCATACTCCAGTCTTTGGTCCCGAACCACATCTTCCTATCAACATAAAGGAAGTCATGGTTAAGAACCCGAGTCGCGGATTGGAGATACTGGCAGCACACATACATGATCAATCTACCTACATTGCTGACATGAAGGCAAAGATTTCTGTGGGAGTTAAGGTGCAACAGAAAAGCTGTAAATAGTTACTCTTTACAGCAATCTCATGTACTGGTGCAACCTAAAGGAATGCGATGTCGGAAGAATTCATACAAGGTGCAGTGATCTACACCGATGGCGGTTGTCGGGATGGTAATCCCGGCAATGCGGGATGGGGATTGCACGGATACATCTACACGACCGAGGCTCAGAAACAGGGCACGGGTCTGGACACGCACGTGACCACGTCCAGTGGGTATGTGCAAAAGACCATGTTTGCAAATGGTGAATCGGGAATTGATGGAGGTGAGCCTATCAATTTGTTGAACAAGGAAGATCTGAGCGCTGTCGAGAATCAAAAGGTTTTCCCTATCAGCTACATCGATGGGTGGGGATCGTTTGGTATCCCGGCTACCAACAATGCAGCTGAGCTCATGGCTGCTATCTCAGGCATCACACATCTCGAGCAGTACGATGTCAAGATAGTCTATCTGCTCACCGATAGCATGTATGTGGTCAATGGGATGACCAAGTATATTGGCAGGATGCGTGAGAACAACTTCATTCGTCCTGACATGTCTGGCCCTATCCCGAATGCTGATCTGTGGAAAGAGCTCGATCACGTCACCACCGCCTTGCAAAATAGGGGTGTGGTCGTAACCTTCAACTACATCGAAGCTCACGTCGGCCATCTGGGTAACACCATTGCAGATAAGCACGCTACTGCTGGTGTGATGATGGCTCGGGATAACAAGACCGAGAACACCATTGAAGTCTCCAAGGCTCAAGGTTACTGGAAGCAGGATATCGATAAGCATCCGTTCATTGGCAGTCGTCGTCTGTATTTCAATAGCGACCCTACCACGTTCGATGCTGGCAAGTACTATCTGGGTTCGACTGGCAAGGACGATGACTCTCTTGGCACTCGTATCGCTGATGGTGCATTTGCATATATCGAACTCAAGAATCCTGACTCTGTTCTGGAATCTGTTCGTGATGCTCAGTCCAAGGCAGCTGAGGGAATTGACTCTGTGATCATGGCGAGGTTGGATTACATCTACTCCCCCATGAACTACGAGGACTTCATCACCTTTGGTCAGTATGCACTGGTTCGTAAGAACCTGTACAGCTTCGATATGTACGGCCTGGATGATCAGCCTGTGACTCGTCAGTACCGGCCTGCTCTTCTGGCATACCGTGCACTGGAAGAGCTGGCAGGTCTGGAGGATCGTCTTCAGCAGTTCAAGGACAAAGATCCGCTTCTTACCATCACGGATATCACTGGAGAAATCTACGAGTCTGTTGAGTCGGTGAAAAAGAAGCAGCCCGTGATCAGCAACAAGATCAAGGACAAGTTCATCGTTGGATTTACAGCGTTGGAATTGCCTGTGAAGTACAACGTGACCGGGGAAGTGAAAGAAGCGTCAGTGACTTTGACGCTGGGGATGGATCTGCTTGCACGAAACCCGTTGAAGAAACTCGAGTCCCTCAATCCTTCTATCTTCGTAATCACGTGGAAGGAGTCGGACACGGCTTTCAGATTTGCGACTGTAGTTGTCGCTGGTGAGGATATTGGCATCTGGGCCGGTTCTTACTCGAATCTGAGGCTGATCAAATAACCCTCTGGAGAACTCATCATGTTCATTTATGCATGTGTGAGACAGGTGGGGAAACGACTGATGTCGAACAGGATCAAGAAGCTGATGTTGATTGGCTCCCTTTTCGGATTCTTCGAAAATAAGGAGCAGGTCGACAAGGTGCTGTTATCAGCACTCAATGCACAGCTCTCTTTGGCCTATCGACCTGAAGCTGTTGAATTACCCATTGCACTGCGCCAATACTTCTTGCCGGAAAGTGATCTGAAGAAGATTCGCGCTGAGATGGGTGATATCCCCGCCGAACCTGAGCGACGCAGGACTTTTGCTCAGCGTATCGTGGATGTGTTACCGGACTGGCTCAAGTATGCTGACAACAATGACATGGTCAATGATGTCAGTGAAACCATCGAGTTCGTGCAGTACAGTAGTGCGCATGGAGCATAACTCCGAATGTATATCAGCGTAGAGGCCCATAAGGCTCTCTACGCTGATATATGCCGGATTACCGGTTGAGGATGTCAGTCACGCGATCGACTGTCTTATCCAGACAGTTGGTGAACACTTCAAAAGAGAACTGCACCAGCGAGTAGCGCTCGAGGGCTTTGGCCATTACGAAGGTGTAATGGGTCAGGCCGTTGTAGACTTCAGGACTGATGTTGTCGAGCTTCTTACTCGATTGCTTCTTGAGTAGGATGGTGAGCAGCTTGGAAGCCTCATCAAGTTTGGCTTTGACCTTGCTGTTTGCCATACCTCTGTAACGAGGAGTGACCTTGTTGAGGCGATCGAAAACACCAGCCCATTCGCTGTTGTTGCTCACCACATCTTTGTATTCGACAGTGGGAGACTTCTGACCAAGATCTTCAACCTGAGCACGAACCTTGGAGATCTCGTCGAGCTGGACCTCAATCATCCGAGGCTTTTCGGTCACGTATGCACCAGAGGACACGAAGTTCTCATCGGTCACGATCCTGGAGAGCAGCACTGTGTACTCTTGCAGATACTCGAGCAGGTCCTCACAGAACTGAGCTTCGTGCAGGAAGACTTCCAGATATGCCAGGTAGTTCGGCTTGACTCCGATCGGCGCATAAACCTTCATGATCTTCAGATCGAGATAGTTATGCGAGCGAGTCAGAGCCAGGAACTTCTCTTGCTTGCCAGAGAGCTTGACATTGCTGTGACCATCGGTGAAGCTGGCTGAGCCGGAGAAGACCGAGCCGATGATGCGTTGTGCTTCAGAAATGAGTTTGGGGAATGTCCGATGAACCAAGTCGGCCATGTTACCGATGGAAAAAGATTCCATGGCGACTAGCTTGTTAACTCGTTCAAGGGAAGCCGTGGTGGAGGTCGGAGCCTCCAGTTCATCGATAACCATAGAATCCTCTTACATGTGGAAAGTGGGTATTATTAACCAGACTATTTCAATGGTCAATTTTTACTATTCAGGTGGATTCTATGCATAGATACATTACACCATCGAGGTAATCATGAACAGACCTGCTCTTCAACCAGCACCTGAGGTGAAGATCTATATCAATGTGGGCTCCTGCCTAGACATTCCTAACGGCAAGTATCTCACCGGCATCCATGGAGAATCTGTTCTCAATGGCGGTGTGGGGATGTTCAATGGCTTCACCGGCATTGGTAACAACTTCAAATCCACAGTGATGTGGTTTATGAAGCTCAAAGCTGCTGCGCGTGTCAAAGCGCCTTATGTCGGTAATTACGACACTGAGATCAACCTTGATCTCGAACGCGTGCTCGATATGGCACACCGCATTCCTGAGTTCGGCACGACCGACATCGATGATGTCGATAACCCCATCCTGCTTATCAATGACAAGCGTCAGTACTACGCCAATGAATGGTTCGATGAGTTCAAGAACTATTGCAGGGCTCAGCGCAAGGATGCCAAGAAACTGATGATCAAGACTCCGTTCTTTGATCGTCGCAAGAATGCTCCATTCGAATACATCCAGCCCTCCATGCAGAGTGTGGATTCTCTGACTGAATTCCAGACTGAGGATGTGAGCACTCAGATGGATGAGAATGACCTGGGTGACAGTGGTCGCAATACGCTCTTCATGCGTCAAGGCAAGTCCAAGTCTGAATTCATCATGGAACTGCCTGCATTGGCTCATGGTGCGTCCTGCTACATGTTCATCACAGCGCAGCTTGGCAAGGTCATTGCAATGGATGCAAGGGCTCCTGCTGAGAAGAAGCTTCAGTACCTGAAGAACGGTGACAAGATGAAGGGAGTGACGGATAAGTTCACCTTCCTCACAACCGATCTCTACCACATGTACAACGCAGCACCTTTGCTCTCCAAGAAAAAGGCACCGGAGTATCCGCACCGTGGCATCGAGAATGAAGGTGACAATGATCTGTGTAGCGTTCTGATTCGCAATCTGCGAAGTAAGACGGGGCGTACAGGTCAGGCGATGGAGATCCTGATATCCCAATCTGAAGGCGTTTTGCCGGAATTGACGGAGTTCCACAACATCAAGTCCTGCGATCGTTTCGGTCTGGTCGGGAATGATCAGCGATATGCTCTGGCCATCTATCCTGATCGACAGATCACCCGTACCACTATTCGCGATCTAATTGATGAAGACCCTCTTCTCGCACGAGGTCTGAACATCACAAGTGAACTGTGCCAGATGAGGTACTTCTGGCCGTATCAGCAATATGACTCGAGGTACGGGAAGCAGAACTTCATCTGTACAGCAGAAGAACTCTACGAGGACATCAAGAAAGCTGGTTACGACTGGAACATGATCCTCACCCATACTCGTGGCTGGTGGTGTCCGCTTGGCCTGTTCGAGGATAGTCTTTTCCTGTCCACGATGGATCTGCTCAAGATGCGTGCTGGTCTCTACCATCCGTACTGGTTGGAAGATGACAAGAAGACCATCAAGAAGGAATATGCCGTCAAGCTGCCTGCGTTCAGCAAGGATCTCGACAAGGTGAGAGCCATCGTCGCTGATGCTACTCCTGTTGCTGAGGAAGAGATGGCTGAGGCATAAGCACCCATACAGGGGAGTCCCCTGTATGGGTATAATGGAGAATCCACATGCTCGATTCAATACCTATTGTTCGAGACTGCATTGTCACGCTCTTTGATGGATCGACGTATTACGTTCCTCAAGAGAACCAGGTGTTCATCATTTCACTGATGCATCCTGGCCTGGTGACGCACAAGTATGTCCCCGATGAAGAGCTTGTTTCTCGTGTTCTGATCCAGAAACTCGTGCAGAGGAGCATCCCTATCAAGGATGGTGCTGTACCTTTCACCATTACGGACACTGGTAAAGACTTTTATGAAGCAATTCATGAAAGAGCTATCCAGCGAAGAATACGGACCGACTGGCTCAAGCAACATCCTGAACATGACATCAATGTCATGAAAAACTGCACCATTTATGATTTTGATAAAGAAGGGAACCAAAAGAAATGCCGCTGACCACCTACAACCCCGATGTCCCCCTGCACACGCAGCTCACCAACATTCTCAAGGAAGCTGGTCATGTTGAACCTGCCGACTGGGAAGAGTACGCCGAGAACTTCGTTCCCCAAGCGATCGATGAATCGCTCTCGCACCCCGAACAGCGCTTCTATATCAACCGGACATTCCGGATGTACATGTGCGAGTCATCCGTGGATAGCTCGGATGCGCGCACGCACCTGATTGATGATGGTCGTCTCATCGACTGGCTTCGTCACTTTGAACAAGGGGTTGTGCCGTGGTTGCTGAAAAATACCCAGATCAAGATCAGCTGAACACCGACATCGTCGAAGATTTGTATGAGATCTTCCCGGTTCGCTTAATTGTGGCCGGGTCAAGAACATACGACAATTATGAAGAGTTTGTGCAGGTGCTCGAAGAGTTCATCAAGCAATTCGAAGGCCAGCGCATTCTCTTCTACTCAGGTATGGCAAAGCGCGGTGCCGACGCCATGGTGGTGCAGTATTGTCAAGAACGACCTGAGCTCAGATACCTGCCGCATCCTGCTGATTGGGATACGTATGGTAAGGGTGCTGGGTTCATTCGAAATGAACAGATGGCAGACACAGCCACGCACCTGATCGCATTCTGGGACGATATCTCCCGTGGCACCAAGCACATGATCGACTGCATGCAAAAGCTGGGTAAGACATTCAGTGTCGTTCACACTAACCAGCCCGAGCACTTCGATCATGTTGTCGGAACCATGCAGCTCGCTAGTTGGAGAGATTGGAAGAAAGAAGGCTTCAAGGTAGTCGATACCACTGCTAAAAGCGGCATAGAAGCCTTCTCTCCACCTTATGAGTTGGTGGGTGCATGGAAGCGAGGAGAACTCACTGAGGGTGAATATGAGGCAGCCTATCGAAAGGTCGTCGATGAAAAGAAGATCCAGTTTGCTAAGTACTGGGATCACCTTTTGTCTTTGCCTAAGTTTACTCTTGGGTGTTACTGTCCTACTGCTGACTTTTGTCATCGTCACATACTGCTCGGTATTGTTGTTCAGTATCTGGAAGACCATGGCAAGTCTGTCAAGGTGCTCAACGAGCGTGAAAGGATGAAAAAGTGAAGCCCAGAACAAAAGAATTCAGGAATAAAAAGGGACATCATCACACCATCCGAGGACAAGGTCACTGCGATAGGATGTCTGAGCTCGGTGTAGTAAGGCTCTTCCACATGTCTCCCAGACAGATGCGCAGGTACTTCGGAGACCTGAACAGACCACTCTATGGCCCGACTTGTTCTGCATCCAGATGGGTCTTTTATAGAACCGCCCGTGCCTGGACAAGGCCTAAAAGGATTTAGTCATGTCACACGTTTCGGATGATGGGGTATCACATATCAACATCTATAGCCATGGTAAGACTGAATTGGGTCGAGCATTATCCCACTTCTCTCACTATGGCTTCAATCATCCTCACTATGGTCATTTTGCGAGCCTGGAAGCATTTTGGTATTACGTTCGCAGTGGTTGTAAGCATGAGGAACTCAAAGACCTTGTGGGACTCACAGCGAAGCGCGTTGGCCGCACCTTCGCTCGAGTGGAACGTTCAGACTTTCTGCGTCTGATCCACGATGCAGCTAAGATGAAGATTGAACAAAACCCTCGTCTTCTGAAACTGACCATCAAATCCCATCTGCCTTTCGAGCACTACTACGTTGACAGACAAGGTCCCACACCGAAACCCTTTCATCCGAAAGGCATTGATTGGCTCTCTCCGATGTATGTGCAGATCAGAGAAGAACTTAAAGAAAAATACGGAAGCATTGACTATGTCTAAAATGAAAGAGGTGCTTGATACTCAGGTGCGTTTTTACGATCTGTGCAGGGATGGTTTTGCTGAGTGTGTCGATATCGATGCCAAGCTATCTGCTCTGTCAAGATGTTTCAAGAGCATGCCTCTAGATATCCAGCTCGTTTACAATGGTGTGATGAATCTAGCAGAGTACGGATCGCATAAAAGGTATTTGGCACTGTACATAGTGCACGATATCCTCTTCAGGGATCGAGCTGAAGCATCTGCCAAGGATCGAGACGATGGTTACTTTGGTGACTTCGTTCGAAAAGAACTCATCGGTCTGGTAGCTATCTTGGAACGCAATCCTTGTTCCTTGGCGGTTGACCACGGATTAAAGCGCCTGCACCACAGACGTCCTGAGGCGTGAAGCGATCATTCTATGAATGGTTAGCCGGATTTTTGTATCTGGCAATTACACGGGAGATACAAATGCCAGGGAATCGAAAAGCTGCAGAGGCCGTAGTGTTGACATGGATAGCCAAGATCGTTCCAGGTGACAAATTCAATGTCGACATGTATAAGCAAATGTTTGCTAGCATGTCTGACAAGGAGTTTGAAGTCTGGATTCGTGAGTTGGAAGCCAATGATGGAGAAGGTTTATCCTACCAGATGCCCAACATGGGAGAGAAAGCTCTTTCAGTGGAACGCAACCTCGCTCTTGCAAAAGAGATGGGGCATGACTTCTTCGAACATCTGTGGATTGTCAACCCTGCATCAGGTGTGCGGTACAAGACACCTGAGAAATACATGATTCTGGATCTGCCGATCAGACGCCAGGCTCAGCTTCTTGTCAAGAAGATCTCAATCCCTTCGGACAACAAATCCATCGACAATCTCTCTGGTCAGCCTACGGGCAATTCCAAGGGAGCGAAGATCTCGTACCCTGAAGTCCAGGTGATGCAAGCTTTGGGTCTTTCCAAAGCACTGGTGGAGTTCATGAAGTATCGGGGTGGGGATCTGGAAGGATTCAACGCCATGAACAACTCCATCAGCAATACTGGTGGTGTTCGTCTGGATGCACTTGATCAATTGGGTACTGAAACCACAAGCACGGTTACTTTGAAAACTGTGCTCACGGGTATGCATCTGAAGAGTACCCTGTAATAGCGAGGATTAGGCAATGAAAGAACCAAAAGCTCTGAGCATCTATGTTGACATCGATGCACTACTTGACTTTCGCATTGCCACCATCGCCAGCATTTCCGAAGAAGCCGCTGTTCGTATCCTCAAGAATGGATACCACGAACGTATCACGGATGTGTTCGACGGCATAGACGAGTCTCAATACCACGACCTCTATAAAAGGCGTGGTATTGAGACTGTCGGTCAATCGAGAATGACTTCGATGGTGTTTATCCTGAAGTCTTTCATTGCTGAGATAGCCAATGAGAGTATCAACGGGATGGGAGTGCGAGCAAAGCTTACGATCAATACCTACCCTGTCGAGTTCGATGAGGAGGTTCAGATCGCTTATGCTGGAGCCATGAACTACTGGCTCGGCGACGAGGTCGATATTCAGTTTGTGAGTCATTCTCCTGAGGAGTTCGATCACGACAAGCTGATTGAGTACGTCGCAGTGGTCAAGTACGAGTACGGTGAGTGGCTCAACAATGTCATTCCTGACTTGATCACCAAGCCCTGTCGCAACACCATTTTGATAGTGCCTTCGATCTTCTTCGAGAAAAAGCTCTCTGTAGAGGAATGGAAAGAAGAATCCAAGAAATCCTTCAATCCATTCGAAGCACTGCAACAGCAACTGATGCTTTTGATTCAGCTCAACGTGGTCGATACCAAGTTCTACTCCATCATCAGGCCTGAAGATCTGACCTGGTTGGACGATGGAGCTGCGCAGAAGGTGAGAGCTGCTCTGAATGGGGAGATGACTAATCCTCATCCGCAATCGCAGGACGAGTCTCCGAAGCCTCCTTCTCCGTCGGAAAGAAGTCCTGAGAATCAAGAACATCCGCGTGAAACTGAGCTTCCCCAGGAACCACATCAGGATCAGGAAATTCCTCCGGAAGAACCGGAATTTCTCGCTCTATAGGAGCAATGGCTCTGCGAGCTGCTGCGAGAACCGGGTCTTTAAGAAGCTTGGCAATCATGGCAGCAGCTTGAACGCCAGCATCCCCGGCTTTCTTGTCGGCCTTGATACGCATGTTGCCCAGAGCCGCTCTATCCATATCACCCAGGGCTTGCAGAAAGAATGATCTGTCAACCTTGTCATCACTGACCTTACCGTCTTTATTGATGAGACTATTGACAAATTGACGACGCAGGCCTTGGGTATATTTCAGAACTTCTTGATCCTCATCCTGAACATTCTGAGATTCTTCAGGTTTGACTTCTGCATCCAGAACTTCAGCAGTTGGGAGCTCTTGAGGCTCATCTGCCGGGAAAACTTCGACTGTCATGATTGACTCCAATTGTATGCTCTAAGTTTTTTCAAACACTCATTACTTTACAGTGGAGGTAAAGAGTGAAAGGATTTTTCTATGCTGTTAGACGGTTTCTTTATCGCGCAAACTTGCGCTCGATACTGAGACGCGTCAGCTCACATGATATATCGCTCACATCCCAGAGAGATTTCGAAATCCTGATGGATTCTGCTCTGGAAATCTGTCGTGCGATAGATCCACAATACATAATTGAAAAGGAGGACTTTCTCAAATCTCAATACGAATTTGAAGCAGTCGCATCATCCATAGATTCTGTGATCAATCATCTGAATGACTTCAGGCACTTGATGAGGAAAGGAGATGCTGTAAATACTGATCGGTATCGCGAGACACAGCATACCGACCTGATAAAGTTCTTTGTGTCACATAAAGGTGCTTACCTGGATGTTACAGTTCAGTGGACAGCCCTACAAAAAGCTATTTTTCAATTCATTGAAGAATACCAAAAACTCAGTGATAAAGCACTTGAGAGCTATTATCACAGACAAGGCTTGCGTTTGGTAGACCATCTTTGCCAGACGTTGACAAGGATTGCCTATTTCCTCGTATAGGAGTAAGCATGAGTATAAATGACGAGATTGATCCAATAGAGAAGATCATCTCAGATGGCGACAATCTAGTCGGGAACTGTTTGGGTATTGGAGGAATACTCAGTCGGTTATTCCGAATGATGATTGGACGGATTGTTCCGAAAACTAGCATCTGGACTTCTTTGGTTTACCAGTATTTGGTAAACCCCAGTCACGGTATTCCGGATAACCGTAAGGACAGAGGTTCCAATAAAGGGAATCTCAATAAGGAGTTTGGACGTAGAAAGATGACCTGGAAGGTACTCTGTAAAGGGTTCCGAATTCTCCAGATCACTGATGTGGAATTTAGCGTCAGGTGGAAGCGTAGGGATTGCCCGGAGTGGGAACATCTGAGTATTCCTGTGATCCTCGAAGACATGCCTGATGATGAACAATAAGAGAAAATTATGTCCGGAAAACAACTTGCAAAACCAAGAAATCCATCAGCACCTGTCGAAGAGATCTCGCTCGTCGAAGACATGGCAAACTTCAGTTTGAGCGAAGTTGAAAATGACGGAGTGACCCACATCAACATCGATGATGCTTCCCGTACGGAACTCGGACAGTTGCTTGGCACTCTGGCTGAAACTCCTTTCACACACCCTATCTACGGACCTTTCCGGACGCTTGAAGGATTCTGGCGTTGGGTATGTGCGGAGAATCGCCAACAGCATGACCAACTTCGCAGCATCTCCGGTCTGTCAGCTCACCAGTATGGTAAGCAAAAGACCAAGCAAGTCAAGATTGCAAACTTCCGTCGTGAAATCATTCTGGCCAGCTACTACAAAATCACCCAAAACCCCAATCTCGAATACCTGCTGGTATCGTCGTCTCTGCCTTTCAAGTCGTACTACCTGCATGGCCCCAACAGGATTCTGGTTCACAGCACTCACTGCAATTGGTTGATCGAAGGCCTGACTCACATCCGCGAATACCTGCAAGGTGATCGCAAGAAAGAGTTTGATCCGAAGAAGTAAGTACCCATTCCATACCACCTAGAGACATGTGTCTCTAGGTGGTATGGGTATGAGCTTATTTCTTTTTTTGCCCTTTGGGTCAATCATTTGACTAAATCATTGATCCCAGAGAGGTTCATAATGGCAATCCCTCGCCTTGCAACTACCGTATTCTCAACAGGTGCAGATGACAGCACTGCCACTGTTGACGTTTATAACGCCAGCGGTAATAATGCTGTTGTTTCATCCGTTGAGTCAGTTACCACCAAGCCATCCGCGGATGTCTTGGACACCATTAAGAGCAGCAACACCAAGATCACTGGTTCCAATCTGACTGATGTAATTGCACTGGCTAAGACGGCAGCGTCAACAAAATCAGTCTCTCAAGTATTGCAAAGGCTGGCAAGCAATTCCACCACTTCGAACTTGCTCACTGGTCTTACCAAGTCAGCGAGCACATCTGTAGCATCAGCGTGTGCTGCACTGGGCATGTCAGACAAGCTCAGCACTAACATCGGTGGTGTGGTATCCAATATCAATGTAGGTAATCTGACGAGTGTAACGTCATTGCAGTCAATGGCGAAAAATATCACTGGCGTCAATACATTGAAGATCACGGACACCAGCGCAGCAATTACGGCAGGGGCAGCTTTGCTCAACACTGCTAGCAAGCTCGGTGTTCAGGGTTTGTCTGGAACAGTGCTCAATGCATCCAGTGAGAAGGGCGTCATCGACTCTATCACGAAGATGGCTGCTAACTCAGCTGCTAAGTACGCTAACAGCATTGATCTCAAGTCCATGGTGGGTTTGAGTACCAAGGGTGCTGCTGAGTGTGCCAGTCCTTCACTAGTGAGTACGTACGCCACCAGTTTCCAGACCACGGATGCTGCCTCTATCTCTGATAAGGTGTCGTCCTATACGAGTTCATTCTCCACGTTCACAGCGGTCGATCCTACGTGGAATGTGGCAACACGTAACCCTCTGAGTACTACTCCTGAAGTGTGCACGGATATTTCATCTCTGCTCACGAGTAGCTCGGACCCCACATCTGGTTTTAAGTCTGTGATAGCGGCAGGTGCAACAGGATCGAAAGATGATAAGTCTGTCGATTACTTGCTTGCAACGCAATTGACAACCGATGATGTAACATCGAGTATTTCGGATGCATCCAGTAAAAATGGTCTTAATCTGTCGAGCAGTGTGTCGAGTCAGATCACGACCTTCTTTTAAGGAAGGAATGATGTCAGCCAGGGCTTTGTTTGAACACTATTTTGATGCTTGCACGGATGTCTATACGGGCCGTATTTATCACCCTGACCAGCTCGATGGATTGATGAGCGATGAACATCCTGAGATTGCAGCCAGTCGTGTTTGTAAGTACGAGTACTATGCCGAGAGTCGGTTTGGCACCTGTTCTTACAAGATCCTGATCATCGGAACGGTCTTGGGACCCGTCTACATTGTCAAGGCTCCTGATGAGTTTGGTGGGCAGTTAACCTACAAGTGCTCAAAAGAGCTGGACATGATCATGTCTTTTCCTGACATGACTGTGACGCATGAAGTTATGAATCGCTTCTTCTCCCCATATGGCAACATCAATGACTGGCTGGTTTCTGTTTATCAATCACTTGACAAAGTGATGTGATTGCTGCTCTCTCTATCCTACTCCCGTGAAAGGAGTAGGATAGAGAGTATGCAGTTATCTGCCTGTGCCGCGATACCAAGCGGACATCAACTTCGAAGGAGGAATGAAAGAGTTGTCACCCATCCAGTTAGCAAAGTGAGACACGCTAAAGAATGTGTTCCATTGAGCCATCTGGCGAGTCAGGTTGAGTTTCAATTTACGCAGAGCATAGATCTGATCTGCTAGACCCATGCCTGCCAGAACAGCCATATAGTCCGTGAAGGTATTGTCGTCACTAAAAGTGGTATCAACCAGGTTCATGGTAAAGCCTTCAGTGATAGGCATCGCAATCACGCTGGAAAGATCGGCAATAGTAAAGCTGACATCCACAGCCATTGCTTTCCATTCTGAGCTGAATGGTAGGTTAGCCGTACCGCGAGTGAATGACAGACTATCAATCATTCCCAGTCGTGTCTGGCAGTGTCCCTTGTCGTAGAGTTCAAGCAGGAATGGACTCGTGTACGACTGAGGACCAGTTGACATCGGCAATGCCGCAGCCAAGAGCATAGCCATCGGCAAGTCGATATAGATCAGCTGACACAGTGGATTGTTGTACGGACAGATAAGCTTGAAGGAATAACTCGTTCTGTTGAATGATGCAGACGACTGATCCCAGTGTTCGGGAATATCAGCAAAAGCACCACCGCCCAGTACCACCAATCCTTGCAAGCCGACACTATCAGCCAGTTCAGCTGTGAAGTCTTTGATCCCGCCAATTGCAGAAGTAATAGCTGATGCAATATTGCCGCCAGCCAGTGAGAAATTTGTGCTTCTGGATGATGCAGACATACCGTTGATTGACTGAGCAATCTCGGATGGTGTGTGGGTATTGCTGAAACTCTCACTGGCAGGACCTGACGCATCGACTCGGAACGTTGCAAAAGCCGAACCGTCATCGAGTTCGGCAGTATAGAAGCTAGCCAGTCTTTCCCAAACTGACTCATCTCCTTGTTTGGGAACTTGCTCATCCGAGGTAGTCTTGCTGGCAGTACCATCCGGAGAAGTAGGCATTTCACCCGGACCACTTGACCACCATGCGCTCACATAGTCAGGCAGGTTTTTGTGTGGACCAGCACCATCCAATCCTTGCTTGCTAACAGAATCCACCAGCTTATCGAGCGTGATAGTGTCGGAAGACTCAGCTGCTGCCTGCATGGCCTTTTGCTGACGCCTAGCGAGTCTCTGAGCCCTGTTTGCAATGGCATAGACGTCGATACCGCCAGACTCCAAGAAAACATCGCCCTTGAGCATTTTCTTGTAGAGTTTGTATTGGTCGGGTGAGAAGTTCAAGTCGGAGCGCCCCATTGCCTGTTGAACTGTATTGTCACCAAACACACGAGGCAAGATACCTCGGTTCACCGCCATGATGTTAACCATGGTGGTCACGGCGTTCCAGTACAGTGGCATGGTGGGTTTCAAGTAGTAGTACTTACTACTCGGTTTACCAGCCAGAAACCGAATGATGTAGAACGTGGTCATGATGATGGTCAGAGGCAGAGTAATCAGGTTAACCACATAACCCGCTACTTTACCCAATAGACCCATGACGCTGAAACCACGACCTGTACGAGCCAGCCTACCTGCACTGGCTTTATAGAATCCAGTAAAGAAGGTCGTCAGTGAATTGAACTGAGGAACACCATAGCGCATGTTGACCAGCTGCTGATTGTCATCAATCGCTTCACTGTAGCATCTTCCCATGCCAGTTGAAGAAGTATAGCGACCCTTAACAGGGATGTCAGCCGTTCTTGTGAACTGGGGGAGGGGGTTGATTGCAAAGTTACCACCAGGGGTGGTATCGGTAAATTTGAAGAGGACAGTAGAGAAGGTGCGACGTGCTTTTGTGGTAGCATTGTCGTAAGCATTCTTATTCAGGAAAAATGCTTTCTGAATCCACTCTCTGTCGGCAAGTAGAGGACCGGCCATTTCGATAGTCCCTTGTTAGTTAAAGTCTTTAGATGTGTGGAGAATCATAGAAAACTGCTCCATACTCCCTCAGATATTATCCGAAGGAGTATGGTTTACAGTAGGTTATGCCGTCTTCTTCATTGAAACGGGTATTGCTCTACGAGAACGATTCGTCGACGCCTGTGGATTGTCCCCACTGATGTCAGCCGAAGTAGTCGGTGTAGATGTGTCAGATGATGCAACACTACCCTGTGAGGAGTTAGGCATTGAATCAACAGATGCCACCCTAATACCATTCTTCGAGAGTGCATCCCGGATGTCTTTGAGGATATCCGTTTGCGCTTGAAGAACCTTGACAACATCGCTGTTGCTACCATTGTCAAGCCCGCTATTGGTGTAGGATGATGTGCGAGCAGCAGTTTGCATTGCCACCGCATTACTCGACATCGCAGATGCCACAGACGACGTGCTATCGACAGACTTGCGTTTGCCAATAACAGTAATCTTGGCCACTTCACCACTACTGCCACCATTACCGGTAACAGCAGCCGTTACCGATGTTTTGGCAGCGACAGGTGCTACGGCGGGAGTGACGGGTTTTGTAGGAGCAGGAACTCCAGGAGCCGTACTTGCTACTCCCTTTGCCGCTGTAACTGCGTCCTTAGGCTTTGCACCGGCTGCCACAGGCATTGTGGCAGGAGCCGCCATCTTTCCACCAATACCAAACTGCTTCGTGCGGTTAGCCATCAGCTGAGTGATATTGTTGTACATCCCCTTAATGGTAATCGGTTGCTTACCCGGATAGAAGATATTCGGGTTAGCACTTGCTTCCTTCGGGAACAGATTTGCGGCTATGGTATCGGGATCGGCCTTGAGTAGCTTGGTAGCACCGCCTGTACCCATGAAGTGAGCCAGATAAAGGTCCGTTTGTGTCGGAGCTCTACCCACGGCTTTGCTGATGATCTGAGCATTGTTCTTCAGATACTCAGCACCCATGAGCGCATTAGCACGAGGATCGAATTGATTAGTCCCAGGTGCGATACCGTACTTAGGACCATACTTTTTGATCATCATGTTCCAGGTGCTGTCGATGAACTGGAACAGACCTGATGCGGAACCACCCTTTGCATGAGCACTCGGATTAAAGCCAGACTCAATAGCTGCAAATGTAGCCAGCAGGTTAGGATCAACCCCGACCATCTTCGCAACTTCATCGAGCATGGGCTTCATTGCCGCATACCCAGCAGCACCCTTAGGACTAGCGATGCCGTCAACCTTACCACCAGTGCCCGTCATCCCGACGTTAGCTGTGGCAGCACCTTCACCCACCTGAGAACGATCTCCAAAACCAAAGACGTTCTTGACATCATGCCAGAGTTGCCCAGCTGTATGCTCGATAGCTCCCATGAAACCACGACTTGGCGTGTTGTTTGCCATAGCTGCAGCATCAGCGGCACCTTGAGCCACAGTCCAAGGACCCTTCACCAGTGAACCATTCTTCTGTGCCTGACGGATGTTCTCGTCAGTACGGCGATCGACCATGGTGGTCTTCTCGCTTGCAGTGGTTGGCTTGACAGTACTTCTCATCATGATCAGAGTACGCTGCACACTTTGAGACGATGTGTTGAGCGTGTAATCCGGCCATGGTGAAGTCGTGATTGTCCAAACACTGACTCCATTGCTATCCTTCGCAGTTTGCAAAGCAGTTGCAACATTCAGTGCTTGCTCATCTGTCAGAGCCCGCATCGTTTTCACTGGTGTGTTCTTACCAGTGATCACTTTGATACCACTTGCAAGAGTGGTGAATACCGGGATAAACCGGTGAGTCAACCACGTCATGAAGTTAGTGCCCTCTTCTGTGTTAAGCGAAGGAACACCAAAAGCCCCACCACACTTAGCCACAAGAGCCGGAACATCACCAGACCAGTTAGCAGTCTTGTCGCTCGTAAAAGTCAGTCCGTCTTCTGCTGCCTCTTCGAGCTTCATGATTGCCCTGACCTTAGCAAGATCCAGGTTTACGAGGCCGTAGGTCTTCATACGCACAGAATCGAGCGATGTCAGGCTGACCTTACCATTTTCAAACCCAACACCTGCTCCACTGATACCAACCTTACCAGCGCTCTTAGCAACATCTTTAAGACTGTTACCAGGTACGTCAGTGAGATTGTTAACACCGTTGACTAAGTTCTGACCGTCGGTCTTGCCGCCGCCCTGCGCAGCATTCACAGCCGCTCCTGCGGCAACAGCAGCCACAACAGCAGGCTTACCATTCTTACCAGTATCCCCGATGCTCTTCGTAGCAATAGCGATGGCGTTATCCACTTCTGCTGCATTGGAGCTCAGATTCTCTCCATCAGCAAAGGGAGACTTAGTCCAACCGAATATGCCAGGAATAGACTTCACTGCATTGAGGTACTTGGTCTTCTGGTCAGGATCGAGGTCGTCGTCGAGTGTGTCGAGATTGGCTTTGGGATTGACTGCGTAGAGGGATTCCATATGCTGAGCAAAGACAGGTTTGAACCTGACAGCAAACCACTCATGGAACCTTTGCACATCAGCAGGCTTTGTCGGGTCAATGCTAAATGCCTTCAAGATATCCTTGGCTGGGATATCCTTGGTGGAATAGGAAAGCCTCCCATTAACCATCTTTGCATTGTCTCGAACGATCTTTTCAAGAGTCAGGAGCTTCTTGACCTTGTCTTCTTCAGTAGGCAGAACACCGTACTGAGCCATGCGCACCATACCGATCTTACCAGGCAGACGCTGACCAAAGAAGAAGTTAGACAAGGAAGCTTTCTCACCGAAGAAGTCCGATGCTTTGAACTTCATGGTATCCCAATTCTTGTAGAGACCGTAGGCACCACCTGCTGCCCCGCCCACCAAACCACCGATCATGGTACTGAGAATAGGTACAGGAATAAACGATGCAACTACAGCACCTGTACTAGCACCTGTAGCAATATCACCAGCAATATCCAATCCTGCCCCTGTGCGGTTCTCATGCCCGACCTTATCCCCTGCATAGTCGAGACCCAGGCCGGCAATAGCGCCAGGGGTGACAGCCTTGAGCGTTTTGCCAAACCTCAAAGCCTTAGACCCAACAGCAGCAGCTTCTCCGGCTTCAGCGGCACCAGCACCAGCAGCGGCTGCGCCACCTTTACCGAACCAACCAGCCATCTTGCCCCAGCCACTCTTGGTCATGTCTTTGGCACCTTCCCAAAGACCTTTGCCTGGCATCTTACCCTTAACTGCTTCAGCTGCTTTACCACCCCAGCCCTTGACTGCTTCGAGCCCAGTACCGATCTTGCCCTTACCCGCAGCAAGAAGTCCTGCACCCTTACCACCAACTGCACGAAGACCCTTCATGGCAGATGGTGAAAAGCCTTCAAGAACTTGACCACCCAGAGCAGCACCCTTGCCAATCAAACCACGACCAGCACCGAGCCACCTACCCAGACGAGTCTTTCCAGCAATAGCCGCACCTGCTTCAGCAGCTTTGCCTGCTCCGCCCATACCCTTGATCATTTTGTAATCAGAGTAGGCATTCAGAGCATCCAGACTCCTATCCAGCCAACTGCTACCGCCCTTGCCTTCTTCTTCGCCATCCTTACCCTTACCACCCTTCTTACCAAAGAGACCACCCAGAGCACCCAGGATTCCAGCACCACCAGCCTTTAGTAGCTTAGCCAGCGGATTACCAGAGACACCCTCCTTGATCTTCTCAAGAGCGGACTTCTTTTCTTCAGAACGAGCTGCGTCCTCTTTCTCACGCTCTTCCCAAGATCCCTTACGAATACGCTTGGGCTTAGGCAGACGCTCTCTCAAGAGATCAAGAATAGCTTCTAGGGTAGTGCGGATCTTCTTACCGCCTGCAATCTCAAGACCGTCAGCGCCAAAGATACCTTTCTTGATACCACCGAAAAGACCCTTGGTCATCTCCCAGCCTCTACCAACTAGGCCAGTCGTGATATCCCAGGCTTTCTTGACTTTGCCAACAACAAAATCCTTGGCTTTCATCAGACGGGACTTGAAAGGTTTTCCGTCAACATCGTGGATGCCTTGGGCAATGTCGGCTTCTGTCAGAACAATTTCATTCTGAGCATTACGAACTGCTCCATCGATGTCGTGTCCTCGGCGAATGACTTTACCTGTGTTGACTGAGAAGTAGCCTTTACCACGCATGACGATAGCAGTCAAGCGAGGCAGCTTCTCCCCCTTCACATAGACATCCTCACCACGACTGAGTTTATCCTGAAGGAAGGCATGTCCCATCTTGCCGTACTTCCACATGGCAGAGTACAAGGATCTGGTTCCATTGAGACCCATGTCCAGAGCACCCTTAGCAAGACTGGCGATGCTTTGGATAGCTCGAGTGATGCGCATCTTGGCTTTAGGTACATAAGCTTTCTTGAAGTCCTCAAGAGTCATCACGATGTTGCCGGCTTTATCTTTGATATCGCCTTTGATGTCCTCGAGCTTCGTGATCACTTCACCAGTTTTGGCATCGAGGTACTCACCGGCTTCCAACTTCCAGGCAAGAAGACGAGGTTTGAGATCGCCCTTAACCCAAATGTCGGCAGCCTCATACTTGCTGGTGAGATAGTTCTTTGCCCAACCAAGACCACCCAATACCTTACCTGCTCCCCAACCTGTACCTTTAAACACACCGCGGGTGAGTTTCATCCCGAGTTTCAAAGATCCAGTGACGAGCTTACGCGCACCAGAGAATGCTCCCTTAATACCACTGGAGAGCAACCCGCCAATGCTGCGCTGGAAGAAGCCGAGTTTCTCAGCTTGCTTCGGATCTCCATTACCGCCCGTGAAGGAGAGCTCCGGCAGGATAGAACCGATAGACACTACTGCTTCGAGTATCTTGTCAGTTGTCTCAGATGTGTTCGCTTCCTTGATCGCTTCAATCATGCGCTCTTGGTTGTTAATGACATCCTTATTCCAGCCCTTCGGTGTGCTGATATCCTCACCGTCCGGATCTCCAAACATACCGCGCTTACCACGACGACGCCTGTTGATGTTCTTGGCATTGGTCTGGGTAGTGTGATCAGTATGGATTTGGTTCATCAAAGACTGTTGGGTAGTGGTAGGCTTGACAGGACCATTGGGCTTTTGACCCAGGTTAGGCATCTTGCCACCCATGTACTCTTCCATGAGTTTGTTGTTCACATACCCTTGGTCATCGATGATCCCTAGTTCTTGCAGCTGCTGATAGTTACCAGCATTCACATAGTCCTGCATCCTGCCATTGATCCCACTGAATGCAGACCCCAGCTCGTTGTACTTGCTCGCGAACTGTCTACGAAGAGTAGCGGACTCAACTGTGCCCGCCATCTTGCCTTCATCATCGATCTTGAAAGCATCTTTGAACAGACGTGAGAACTTCTTGGCGTGCTTTGCAGCATCACCAGTATAGTGACTAGTCCTGGCCAACTGGGTAGGATCGGCTGTGACTCCATTGATGTTGTTCGTGATCAGATGCTTACTCAAAGCAGCACGCTCATGTCTCTTGAGCTTCTTCTTTGGGTCGATCATGTCGATCAGTGCATCAGAATCACGATCAGTGCGCTCACGGTCATCCTTACGGATTAGGTCACCGAATACCTTAGCCTTGAATGTCGTGTGTTCAGAGAACTTATTAGCGCTGTGGTCATATACCAGAGCTTCAGTGGAAGCATCCCCTGTACGAATGATCTTCAGCTCTTGATGGATACGAGAGAGAAAACCAGGGATGATCTCGGTGATGGACTTGTTGGCACCATTGTTGAAGGCTACCGGTTCTCTCAGTCCTCGCATGTTGTCAGATGTCACCGACATGCTGTTTCTGAGAGAAGGAACCAGATCCTTGATGCCTCGAACAAAGCCTCCGATGATCGGGATGTTGTCCCATTTATCAGAGTTAGCAAAGTCTTTAAGAAGTTGCTCTTTATTCTCCATTCCATAACCGAGATTCTGGGCACCCTTACGAACAGCAGTATCGAGTTTCTTATTCTTCCCGATTGCCTTGGATGCCTTATCTCCCAGCCAGTTACCGAGCTTCTGAACCATACTGCCACCGACAATACTACCGCCGATCTGGTTATAGGACATATCCATGCCCATTTCCTTGGACGACTCCATCATGTCGTTCATGGATTCAGCAGCTTCAAGTGCGGTGGTGAAGGAATCAGTGAAGTCCCTCATCTTGGACTGAACAGTACCTGCCAGGTTCTTCTTGAAGTTCGAAGCAAACTCACCACGCTTTCCCAACACACTATCGAGTGCACCGCCCACAAAACGATTCCGAATCTGTTCCTTGAAGGACTCAGACTTCTTCATCTTCTGGATTTCAGGCAGTGCCGTGTTGTGTGTGATGGCTTCCAGGTTCGTTGTAGCTGTGACAGAAACCTTCTTGAGTTCTTCAAGAGTGTCCTGAGCCACGAAGTAGTGACGATACTGGATCTCCAGCATCTGACGCTGGTATCGGGCAGTAACTCTATCCTGATACGTAGCCAGACGAAGGGTGTTCATCCGGATAGCATCGAGCTGGCTCATGTTGTCATTGTGACGCGTCGTTGTCAACGCGTCCTGCAACATGGATTTAGCCCCGGTCTGAGCATCCTTCTCCTGTTGATCTTCAGCCTGCTGTTGGAACAGGCTAGCCATCATCATTTGTAGACCAGACTCTCGCTGATCACCCTGAGCACCTACACCAGTAGACTCAGGCTTGGACCAGGCTTCGAGTTTGTCAGCCATTCCCTTAGGAATCTTGCCGCGCATACTCGGCACCAGCTTTTGGATGGTGCGCTTGGTCTGATTGATAGCGGGTTTGGCAATCTTTGCAGCATCGGCAAAGGTATCCTTTATGGTTCCCACAGAGTCTTCTGCGAAATCCATCGCCTTGCCATATTCTTTGGGTAGCGCCTTCTTGACGACCCGTTTGAAGAAGTTCGCTGACAGCGCTTCATCCTTCATGCCTTCAATCATGCCGCGACCTACATCTTGGATAGCGGCACGACCACCTTTTACCTTAGGAGCTTTATCGGCACTGATCTTATCAAAATCAAAATCAAAATCATTGCCGAAGTCAAGATCCTTATCATCAAAATCAAAATCTCCGCCCTTCGATTTACTTTTGGACATGGAGCACCCCTATGTCAAATCTGAATATTCCGTTCAATGTCGAGCTGCTTGATCCTACACCAGACGACTTGAGGGGACTAAAACCTATTCGTGTTTCCGATATCTACCAAGGTGGTAGTGGAACTAACTTCCATGAAGATGGATTGTTTTCTACTTCCATTTTTGGTCGTGTGGGAGACAAGGTCCGTAACAGGCGCTTCTCCTACATCGACATCAAAGTCAAGATCTTTCACCCGATCATCTACAAGTGCTTTGAGCGTCTGCGCGGCTTTTATGCGGACATTATCACCGGCAAAGAGTTTGCAATCTGGAATCCTGCCATTACCGATTTCGAAAGAGCAACAGCTCTCAATGGCATGACTGGATTCAACTTCTTTGTTGAGCACTGGCGTGAGATCAAATTCCAAAGAAACAAAAGCGATATCCGCAACCAGATGATTTCGCTACTTGAAAAGTATGCTGATGACGCGATGATCGATAAGATCATTGTGATCCCAGCTGGTATTCGAGATGTGGAGATCACTCGTGGAGGTCGTACTGAAGAGCATGAGATCAATCCGCTCTACAGAAAGCTGATCAATGTCTCATCCATCATCACAGAAGCCGCTATTCGGAACAACCCTGAGATCATCGATAGATCACGTCTGACTCTGCAATTGACATTCAATCAGATCTACGAGATGCTCGAAAACATGGTCAACGGTAAGCACAAGTTGATCCTGGGTAAGTGGGCTACGAGACGTATCTTCAATACAACGCGTAACGTGGCTTCCAGTATGGATACCACTGCTCGAGAACTGGGTGCTCCTGAGAATGTGCGCTTTAACAATACCGTCATTGGTCTGTACCAAGCCCTGAGGGCCTTCCTACCGAAGACGGTTTACATGGTGCGAAATAAGTACGTCTCCAAGATCTTCGTAACAAAAGACCAACCTGTCAATCTGGTCAACACAAAGACTCTCAAGTCTGAGCCAGTTAAGGTACGTGTCGAAGTCTTCGATGCCTGGACAAGTAACACCGGCATGGAACAGCTCTTCAACATCTACGAGAATGAAGACATCCGTCACAGACCCGTGATGATCAACAGCCATTACCTGGCGCTGATCTATAAAGGTAAGGATGGAACTTTCAAGGTCATCAACGACATCGACGATGTTCCTCCTGAGCTGGACAAAACACTGGTTGAGCCTATTACGTATACGGAACTCTTCTACTGCTCTATTTATCAGCAGACGAACAAGTTCCCGTTCTATGTGACTCGGTATCCGATTACGGGTATTGGTAGTATCTATCCGTCTTTGGTCTATCTCAAGCCGACAAACCGCTCTGAGGTCAGGCAAGAGCTCAGTGATTCGTGGGAGCCTATGGGTGAAGAATTTACAGCCCTGGCATTTCCTACGAAGTCTTCCTTTGTGAATACACAGATTCCGCACTCCAGTAAGCTCACTGGCCTGGGTGCTGACTTCGATGGAGACACCCTGTCTGGTTCTGGCGGCTATGCTGACGACACTATTGAAGAAGCTCACGAGTTTCTTCATAAGCGCAAAGCGTACATCGGAACCGACGGTCACTTTATCGCATCTGTGAGCAATGACACCACCAACTTCGTATTCCGTAATATGACTCGGGGTTAAAAATGCTTTACTACCCGTACTTCTTCAAGAAGTATGGTATTCGAGTGCCAGGCATGCTGAACAAGCCTGTCATGGCCCCGATTACCGAATTGGAATTGCCTCGCAATGCATTGTTGCATTTCAGGCAAGGAACTGTGGATCAAACTGGTCCGAGTCCCAATGATTCTCTTTTTGCCAACATCACCAAGCCTATTTGGGTGAAGCACGTCGTCGAGCTGCACTCGCTTGAAGGAAAGCCCAGAAGGCTGGGTGTATCTGTGGATGCAATGATTCGTAAGTTCCACATGACGAATCGTCGTTTCAAACTGCTCAAGGAAGTGGAGGCTGTTAAGGATCAGCTCTCACTGGCTGTGCTCAACTATGCCCTGATCGACAACATCTACCGATACCAGCGTACCCAGTACACCGATTACTATCGGTGGCAGAACCTGGAATCCTTGGTGTGGGAGAATGTAGCCAGAGCAGCTGAGCTTACCGATCGTGATCAGTATGTCTTTATCGACATACCGACAGTGTTGCCTTCTGCCTCTATCCTGAAAATGGGTGAGAGTCTGTCTCTGACCACCAAACTCATTAAGCTCTTCCCGAATGATTCTTCGAGGTTCTTGCTCGAACTCTGGAAGTGGTTGGGTGAGAATCGCTCAGCATCCATGCTCTCGAAGATTCCTGAGGATAAACTGAACCGTGTCAACCTGGTTTATGTGGATACGGGTAAGTGGTTTGTCGTCAACTTGGGGGTCATGAACGGATGGCGGTGTCACACCAAGGAAGAGATCGAGAAAGACGCAGAGCTCTCTGAGAAAGGTACGTCGCCTATTCAGCTGCAAAAGTACTATCTGCGGATGATGGCTGTGGCGATGTCTTTCAGATCAGGGGGTGGTAATAGCGCCGACATCCTCAATGAAGAAGGGGTGCCTGAAACTCCTGGAGACGACGAAGAGCAGATCTCCGACGACCATTCCAAGTTGCTGGTCATTGGTGCTACGCCTTCAGCCTTTGGTGGTAAGACGACCAAGGAAGGCCCGCTACCTGCTCAAGCTCGCCCTGGTAGTGTCAACAATCCTGAATCAGTCGTGGATGAGTTGCAATTGCCCTCCATGGCTGAAGTGGACAAGGATCTGGCTCAACTCGAGAAGATCAGTCAGCGAATTGAACTGGCCAAGTCGCAAGAAGCTGAAGCTATTGACCTCTATGATCGTGCTTTCAAACAAGATCTGGAGCAAGGGGTCAGAAGCTATTGCGACAGCCTCGCTGAGATAGGACGTGTCTCTGCTGCCGAGTACAAACGATACATCGCTCTGTCGAGGACGTACAAGACACTCAAGTCTCCTGACGGTAAGACCACTCTGGACAAGTATGTTCAAGTCAGCACTGAAGAGTTGGCAATGCCTGAATCCAAACAGGTGCCGGACATTCCTCAGGTCGCTGATAAGACCATGCTCAAGAGCAGTCTGCTTGAGTTCGATAGCAAGTACATTGAAAACACGATGGGTCGGGACATCGCTGCATCTGTCCTGAACTTCCAGAATGCCGGCATTGCCGTGACCAACTATGAAGTCGAGCACGTTGAGACGATCATGGGTAAGCACGATAATTACAGCGTTCAGTTTGTGCCAGTCAATGGAAAGCCTTCGACGGTCTGCTTCACCTTGCCGAGTGTGGATGAGAACGGGGTCTTTGAAGTCAATGGTTCGAAGTACCGTATGCGTAAGCAAATCGGAGATCTGCCTATTCACAAGGTAGGTCCTAACCGTGTGGCTCTCACAAGCTACTATGGAAAAGTGTTTGTTTGTCGCAGTGAGAAACGAGTCAACGATTATGGGGCTTGGTTGAGAAACCGTGTGGCTGAGACTGCATTGATGGAAGATTCGCCTATCAGTGAATTCAATGCCGGTAACGTTTTCGACCATCTCTTCGAAGCACCCAAGCTTTACACGACTTTGTCGATGGGGTACATCAGCTTCCAACTCGCAGGCTTTCAGTTCGTCTTTGACCACGTCAAACGCGAACAGATGATCGATAAGAGCTTGCGGGATATGTACGAGGCTGATGGTTCCATTGTTGCTGCGGTAGAGGTTGGCAAGAAAGCAGGTGCTCAGCCCAAGGTGATCGTGCTCGATAAGTTCAGCAACATCCTCCTCGGTGAGAAGGGAGTCTTGTCTCCTTTCAAGTCGTTTGAAGAAATGCTGGGTGTGGAGTCTGCCAAGGCTCCTGTCGACTGCGCTACCATGAAAGTGTTGGGTCGCGATATTCCGGTGGGCATCATCCTGGCTTATCAGCTCGGTCTTGAAAAGCTGATCGCGTCTTTGAAGATTGAAGTGCGTCGTGTGGAAGCTGGTAAGCAAGTCAAACTGCTGCCTTCTGAATACGGCATTACCTTCGAAGATGAGACTCTGGTATTCGACCGTGATGACAAGATTGCGAGTTTGATCCTGGGTGGATTCAGGGAGTACAAAGACGCTATCAGGCTCTACAGCGTCTATGAATTCAACCAACCTCACGTGTATCTTAACGTGCTGGAAGCTTACAAGTTGAGCAATCGCCATCTCAAGGAGATCCAGCTCATCAATGAACTGTTCATCGACCCAATCACTCGTGAGCTGCTCATGGAGCTCAACGAACCTACCACGTTCCGTGGGATCTTGATGCGGGCTGTTGAGCTGCTGCAAACGGATTATCACCCTGAGGAGATCGATCCTGCATACATGCGTAAGAAAGGGTATGAACGGTTCGCTGGTGCTGTCTATTCGGAGATTGTGAAGGCTGTTCGCATGCAGCGTTCTCGTCTGGACAATACCAAGCCGCCTATTGAACTCAATCCGATGGCTGTCTTGATGAACATCACTCAAGACCCTAGCAAGATCTTGCTCTCTGAGATCAATCCTATTCAGAACCTGAAGGAAATAGAAGCTGTTACCTTCGGTGGAGTAGGTGGTCGTACTTCAAGGAGCATGACCAAGCACACTCGTGCCTACCACAAGAATGACATGGGTGTGATCTCTGAAGCTACGGTCGACTCGGGTGATGTGGGTATCAACGTATTCACCAGTGCTGACCCTCAGTTCTCATCTCAGCGAGGACTGTCAAGAGGATACGAAATCGGTAAGACCGGAGCTACGGCTCTATTGTCTACCAGCGCATTGTTAGCCCCAGGGGCTTTGAATGATGATCCCAAGCGCGTAGGGTTTATCTCAATCCAGAACTCTCACTCCATGGCATGTGTGGGTGCAAGAGCTCCGATGGTCAGAACTGGTTATGAGTATGTGATGGCACACCGCACTGGTCCTATGTTCGCCACTACTGCGAAAAAGGCCGGTAAGGTGGTTTCGGTATCTGACACTGGCATCATAATTGAATATGATGACGGTAAGAAAGTCGGTATCGAACTCGGTCGTAGATTTGGTAAAGCACAGGGCTTGACTGTCCCTCATGAATTGACGACCGACATGCGAGTTGGTCAGAAGTTCAAAGAGGGAGCAATCATCTCCTACAACAAGGGTTTCTTTGAACGCGATACGTTTAACAAGGATCAAGCAGTCTTCAAGATTGGTTTCTACTCCAAGGTAGCGCTACTTGAAGATGTGCGTACTCTTGAAGACTCCTCTGCCGTCTCATCAAGAGTGGCTGAGAAGTTGAAGACGACTGTTGCGTACACACGAGACATCATTGTTGGATTCAAGGACAGCATTCACAAGCTGGTTAAAGTAGGAGATGAGCTCGAGTCTGACTCTATCCTATGTGTCATTGAGGATGAGGTCAGTGCCAGAAATGGTGGATTCTCCGATGAAGCAATGACGTCGCTGCAGTATCTGAGTGCTCAGGTGCCTCGCGCTAAACACACCGGTCACGTGGAGAGAGTCGAGGTGTATTACAATGGCGAGAAGGAGGATATGTCTGCTTCCTTGCGAACCATTACGAATGCCTCGGACAAGATGCTGACACAGCGTAACAAGTCTGTGGATGGGGCCGCCTTGGATGGGGGCGTTGACGATAGCTTCAGAGTAGAAGGAGATCCGTTGCCTGCAGATGCTGCTTGTATTCGGATCTACATGACACACGAACAGCCTGCTGGTATTGGCGACAAAGTAGTCTTCGCTAACCAGAACAAGTCCGTGATCTCTGATGTGTTCGAAAACGAAATTGTCAGTGAAACAGGTGTGAAGGTTGACGCCTTGTTCAGCGGTAAGAGTATCTATAACCGCATCGTGACAAGCCCGTACATCATCGGAACTACTGCTACCCTTTTGAAAGAAATCGCAAAGAAGGCAGTCGCAGCCTATAACAACGTCAAGTAAAGGAGGCGGGCCAGTAAATAGCTGGCCCGCATTGCTGTATGAACACTGAAGAAAAGCTTAAAAACACTCTCTCGACAGTGGCAAATGCTGCCGAGCTGACTGCGCAGGTGACGTTGGCCACTGTGGGTAACGATGTGGCTGACTCTCTGGGTGGCGAGGCACTGACTCGTCAATCGATCTACAATCTGGCTGTTTCGAACTTCACTGCTCGACTGGCCAATTCGCTCAAGGCATGAAAGGAGCTGCAAAGTGCTTACCAATGAAGCCGTAACAGCGGCATTCCCCCTCGCCCAGGCAGTGGTTGCAAAGAATCTGTCTCTGACGGCAGTCGATCCCTCGCCTATGAATCAGCTGGTCAATCACACGACCGGTCTGTTTGTCAGCAAGGATGTCGGCGGTCAGTTCGCCATGTCGTTCAGTGAAGGCACTGAACAAGTCCACAGTTCCGCCAGCGGGATGATCGTCAAGTCCCACGACATGATCGTCGATGAACTCGTTCCGGAACTGGCCAAGGCTGTCTCCAACCACATCTCGTATGCGAAGAATGTGGTGGCTCCTGCCGTGGAACAATTCGTCACTCAGGTCGATGAAGTGATGAGAACCATTCCTCGCGATGAGACCATGAGTTTCTCCGTCGTGAGCTGGAATCCTCCGCAACCGCTGCTGCACCCCACGTTCGAAACACTGCTCGAGAAGTTCCAGTCGGTCGCCATCAATCCGGCTTATCGCCTGCCGTTCGTCATGGGCGCTGTGGAGCCTGAGACTCTGGCAGCTCGAGTGAAGACCGGTAACTCCGATCTCGATATCTCGATCTCGGTCTGGCTGGCTGGCAAAGGTGAAAAGTTTCTTGATACGGTCTACTATAGCGTGTTCGGAAACGAATACACCGATCGCATCCAGAACTTCATCGGTCAGCGAGCATCTTTTTCCGGCAGTGTGACGTCGAAGCTCGATGAACTGTTGGCGATCTTCCTGCTCTCCAATGGTTTCATCGACAATCCTCCGGATGGTACGCCTCTGACGCTTTCCAACTACAACATGGAAATGCGCACGCTCAACGAACTGGCTGGGGCAATGCTCTTCAATGAACTCAAAATCATTGAAGCGAATGCCACCACCAAGCCGATCGTGGTTCGTTTCATCGACCGCACAGCTCGTGAGATTGTTGTCAACAAGGATGTCTACGATCAGTTCCTGGAACAAGGCGGTGATGCTGATGCAGTACTCGGCTCACTGCTGGCCAAGATGCCTGTCTTTACGCTCGAAGAATTCCTGAGCAAGAAAGGCGAGCTGTCTGGTCTCTGGAACAAGCATGTGGCCATGGCCAGTGTGTCGGACAACAAGTACAAGTTCGCAAAGACCAAGGCTGCAATGCACTCGGTGTTTGGTCGGATGATTGCTGCCGACCAACTCGATCTGGAAATCCCTCGTGCTCTGATCTTCGAGAAGTTCTCGGATGAGCTCGATCGGATCAATGAGCGAGAGCTGGTTGATCCTTATGGTGTGGCACTGCGTCTTCTGGGACGGTCCAGGTACTATCGGACCGATGCCGAAAAGCTGCTGAGCCGAATCGACGCGCTCTCGAAAGAGAACCCGAAACTCGATCCTCGTGAAGTCTCGACCATTGCTGAAATCGAATACATCAGTGACTGGTGTTTCGATCAGATGCGACTCGCATAACTTCACAGACACTCTGGTAGCTCTAGCTACCAGAGTGTCTTTATTCACGGAAAAAAGAAAATGGATATCACTCGTTTTGTTCGTAGTCCGGAAGCCGTTAAGAGTTCTTTGAAGAAGGTGGGCAATAGTCTCTTTGCCACGAAACCCACAAAGATCTACATTCCGGCGCGGTTCCGTGAACGCAACATGGCTTTCGTAGGTGTGGAGACATACATCGTCGGTATCTTCGCTATCGTGATTGACGATACCTTGATGGCTACAAATATCGTCAACTCGATGATTCAGATTGAACCCACGAGCTTCAAGATTGTGACGGTTGATGATTCTGACTATTACGAATTCTTTTTCGAGCCTGGTGCTAAGGTGGTTGTCAATACCAACTTAGTTCGTCGTGACACTTTGGTTTATCAGATCTACAACGAAGTCATTTCGAAAGGTCGAGTACCTTGGTACATGAACTATCTGGATCTGGCTAGGTTGTTCGACACGGCTCGTAAGTATGCAAATGCAAACGTGGGTGCTCAGCGAGAAGTGACTGAACTCATTGTCTCTTTGATCTCTCGTGACAGACGAGATAGGTCGAAGTACTATCGGACAGTGGTAGCGGACTTGAGGGATGTGTATACGAAGCCTCCCGCATATGTGCCTCTGAAATCAGTGATCTATGCGGCAACCAATACTCTGAACAAGATAGCGGGTAGCTATATGAACGACGGTCTGATCAGCGCTCTTGTCAATCCTTCTACCCGTGTCGAGAATATTGAACGCATCCTAAGAACCTGAGGAAGTCATGGCAACCAATCTCAACTCCATCCGTTTTACCTGCACTGCACTCGCATCCAAAAACAAGAAAGGGACACTCAAACCTGACGAGGAGGGTTACTACACAGTGATCCTCGGTGGTCTGAATGTCTTCAACTCCATCGGTGAGTACTACACTGCCATCGGTGTCAAGCAACTCTTTGATAGTTCCTCGCTCTTCATCAAGCGCGTCCAACGCTCCAAGCTCCGTGGTGAGTGCGGTCACCCCAAGCCCATGCCTGGGGAAAAGATGCGCGACTTCACGAATCGGCTCTTTCTGATCAATGAGAGAAACGTCTCTCACCACATCAAGGAAGTCTGGCTCGAAGAGATGAAGGACGAAAGTGGTCGCACCGTGATCGCTATCATGGGTAAGGTGGCTCCGTCCGGTCCTCAGGGTGATGCTCTGAAGAAGCAGCTGGACAACCCCAATGAGAACGTCTGTTTCTCGATCCGTGCTTTCACCGATGATGAAGTGATCAATGGCGTCAATCACCGGCAACTCAAGAACATCATCACCTGGGACTGGGTGAATGATTGCGGCATCGCTTTGGCTGAGAAGTACTTCTCGCCTGCCTGTGAAAGTATGGGTATCGTCTCTCTGGAAGAGAAGATGATTCTTCGCAGTGATATCGAGGCTGCTCTGAAGCAACCGGCTATGGTAGCTCAGGAATCGGCCTCCTATAGCATCGTGGAGCTCATGAATACCATGGGCTGGGCAAAGTCATCGATTCAGAAACCCGCGTACCTCAACTGGTAACACCGACATAAACCATACCCTCTGTATTCCCTGGAATACAGAGGGTATGTGCCGTCAGTTATCATTTGGGTGTACTTTATCACCCAGTACATTTAAACTTCACAGGGAGCTTATATGGCTAAGTAAACTATGCTCTAAAACATTTCAGACACACATTACGTAAAAGACTTGTTGTAAGTATGAAGAAAGGCTCAATGTGTTACCATGTTTCCACAAATCATTTTTGATATCTTCGATGACCTGTTAGGAGATATGTTTGGTAGTACTGAATCTCCTGACGACCCTTTTACCTCAGACGTATCGACTATCAAGAATCGGTACTCTGCCACTGGTGAGAGCAATATATACATCACCATAAAGAACCTCGACGATGGTAGTACGATCTATCTTTACAGAATAAAAGTTGGAGGTGAGCATAAAGAGGTTTATATTGGCACAGCCAATACGTATCAAGCTAATAAAGACAAGAAGCTTGTTATTGCACGAGCAGTTAGAGATAAGCTTTTGCATAAAACAGGACGCTTTAACAAAAATTGTAATGTAGGTAAACGTTGGGCTCTGTAGCCTACTCCCAATAACAAACAAAAGGATTTAGAATGGAAGACACCTTTCCGATTTACCGAGAAGCATTGGAGAAGTTTGACAAGTGCAGGTCAATGGATGAGACCATGGATGTACCTGCCATCGGTTTCACTCTGGCTACTGATCCCACGGACGATGCTGATGAGATGGTCATGCATCTGCGTAAACACGTGGAGCAATTGCCTGGTTTCCTCACAAGCTTCATCGAGAAGTCTGCAGGATACTTCGGTGAACAAGGACTGCATTTTGACTGGCAGAAAATCGCAGGTGTTGCATACACATCCGACACCATCCAGTCCTTCAAGTCTGCTCTGAGACAAGTTACTGATTTTGTTGAGCTGCCTTTCAGGGAGGCTGCTTTCGGTATTGTCAAGTTCGAACGCACTCATGGCGGCTTCAATGAAGTACTGATGACGCTGGTAGATTCGGCTAAGTTGGTGCACACTGCTGAAGTCTACGATGCCATCGATATGTATGTAGGACACAAGTACGACTTCAACCTCGTGGTGATCCCAGTTACCAAGGTTCCTGGTTCCAATACAGGCATCTGCATCAAGATCCGTGCTAGGCTCTCTTCTGTTGTTCGCGGTTACAACACCGAGGGAGAGTATGTCGGCGAGATTGACTTTGGTCCTGATTGGGAAATGACGTATCAGCGTAATCTGAAAGCCTAATACCAAGCATTCGCTACTATTCGCCTGATAGGCGAATAGTAGCGTTTGTTGTACGTGTCAGGTAAGCTGTATGAAACCCACAACTGCATCAAGTATACAGGAGAATCATCATGAAACATCTTATCGTTCAGCCGATGCCGGCGAATACTACCACACCCAAACCTACCAGTGATGCACCGGTCGAACATCTGGAACAGACCACGCAGGCTGAGCAGGTCGAAACACCTGAAGTTGAAGAAGTCCAATCCAAGACCCCGGCTGAGATGATCAGCAACTTCTTCAAGATCGTCAACCCCCTTCCTCACAAGGAAGATCCCAAGCCCGAACCCAAACCCAAGGAAGAATATCACCTTGCTACTTCTGAAGACGTGACCGCTTCCATCCGTAACTTCTTCGGCATTTTCAATGCGGTATAATCTCGAAGATGTTCTAACTGACATCAAGGCTACCGAAGGCTTTGATGTCAGTCTCTCTGGTGAAGAGTTCGAGATGCTTTACTCGGACTGGCTTCTGAGGACCGGTAAAAGCACTCTTGATGGCAGCAATGCCGTCAGTGATGCCAAAGACCGGTTTGCAGAATACTTGCATGATTGCCTGACACTCGATCTCGATGTGGAGATTGTTGACCCGGATGTTTTCTACGTCTATGGTCAAACTGGGGGTTTCAGTCACAAGTGGAAGTTCATCAAGAAAGTGGGTGAGGGCGAGCCTTCGAGCGCAATCAGAGACTGCCTGTCTGAAAAGAACACACGTCTGCTGGTGCTAAGCATGACGTATAGCAAACGCATCATCATTGATGGTGCAGATAGCTTCAGATCCACTCTCAACTAGAAAGGATAACTGTGCGCTACAATTACCAGGTTACTGCGGGATTCAGTGATGAAGTCCGAAAGATCGATCCCAGTTACAAAGCACCGACCGATGCCTTCTCACTACCCGTCGGCTCTTTTGCTGACAAGTGGCACAGCGAGTTCCTCACCAAGCAATCCATTGCTGACTTTGTCGGCAATACCAAGCCTGTCCTCGATTACATTGATGGTCAGCTCGGCTGCCTGTACGAAAACGTGATCAGTCGGATTGCCAAGGGCGAAGACTTCCTGAAGATCATGGCCATGGCCAGCCACCTTGCCAGTCACGCTGAAACAAAAGCAGTCGTCTCCTTCGATATCACCATCAACACCATGGGCTGCACTGCCGGTTTCTGTGTGGTGGCAGCACTTGAGTGGAAGACTGCTCTTATTACCACTATCAAGGATGGTAATTGGGAGCAGGTGTTTCATATCAAGTCTGAAATCAAGGCTGATGAATCGATGGAAGAGAACATCTATTCCGGCATTGTGAGCAAGGCCTTCATGACCAAGAGCGATCTCACGGACGCCGACATTCAAACCATTGAATGGGATGCTGGACAAGTCCTCGGTTAATGACGGCATAACACTGGAGAGCTTTCATGCTCTCCAGTTGGTATTAGAGGACAAGTATGCGCAAGACCGATCTTGAAGTCAAAGTCGATTTCGACATCCCTTTGGATGATGAGATGTTCCCCAGTATCCTCACGCGATACAAAGCAATGATGCGTGAGAGGATGCGGTTCGAGTTTAATCCCTTGAGGATTCCTAACGAGTCGTACTGCGGCTCCCACTTTCAGAGTCTGAGAAACTATCTGGCTGAGATTGTCCGGGCATTGCCTGAGTTCATTCCAATGGATGAAAGCAGTACGGAATACTCCCTGGTTTCTAACTTGAAGGCTAAGACCGTCAGGGGAATCAATCTCACCTTCTACCCATCTGCAAAGGAGACCATTGCCTGCATTGTGCTCGATGTCCGGTGTAAACTCTTCATCGGCAGCCTTGAAGTACAAACAAATGCTGAAATCTCACTAAACTTCATGAGGTAACTCTAGTGAATTTTGATAAATATTCCAATAGCCTTACGTTTAATGGACTGCCCTTATCTGAGTGTGGTGAGCAGACTATCACGCCAGCATTTATTAAAGAGCAGATCACTAAGCGCCATCTTGCTAAGGAGAAGATTTTGAAAGATCTTGCTGCTGGTAAGAAGAATCCTGCGGACAACACCGATGTCGGTTGAGAAAACTGGCTACTCGCTTGAAGGCTATTTCAAAAAGAATGGCATCACACGCGACATCCGCCCTTCGGAAACCCCAGCTCCTCCTCCTGGACAATCTGCCTTGGAAGCAGAAATTGCCAGTGATAATGAGTACTTCAAGAAAATCAAGATGTGCTGTCAAAGCATGCTTGTTATTATTGACAAGAATTGATGTGAAAGGATAAGTGATGCCAACTCGTGAAGTACGGATGGTTCCTGCTAATTGGGAGCACCCCAAGAACGCGTATGGTAAGTATAAGCCGTTGTTGAATTTCAATCAGTTTGCTGGGGATCTTAAAGAATTCAATAACTTCGCAATGAACCACGGTGAAAAGGCTGCTATCGCGGACATGGGCAGGCGTCCTCGCCAGGACTACTATATGCCTGAATGGACTGGTGATGAGAAGACTCATTACATGATGTATGAGGTCACCTCTGAAGGCACCCCGATCAGTCCGGCCTGTGAAACACCTGAACAACTGGCGCACTACCTGCATGACAACCACGAGACCTGGTTTGCGGGTTTTGAATTGAGCTATGAAGAATGGCTCGACGACATCACTAGGATGGTGCGCAAATAAGCTCTACAACGAATTCAAATCTTGAACACACACTACCAGCCTCTATTGTCAATTAAATAGACTGTAGAGGCTGTATGGTGCTTTTAAATATGCATGAAAAGGAGAAACACTCATGAGTAACGAAATGATTGTCTACATGACCAACTACCCCCAGGCTGTGGCTGAGGTTCTCATCGAAACCGAGAAGCTCACGATCGAACTGGTGTGTCAGCAGCTGAACCTGGCTACCAACTTTCTCTTCGGCGAGATGAATAGCATTCCGTGCCACTTCTGCGATTCCGGCGACAACGATTTCAATACCGGCATTCTTCCGATCAAGTCGATGTCAGCGTGGGCTGTCTCAATCGATGTGTCCTTCTGTCCTGATTGGGATGGACCTGATGCCAAGATCCACCTGGTCTTCACGGATAAGACCCGCAAGTTCATGAAGGTGGAGAGCATCACTCTGTGCACCGTGGACGAAGATGAACCCATGACCAGCATCGATGTCAAGTACACCTATGCGCAATGGCTCAACGCCAACTACCACTTCTCTGAACTGGCCGAGAACGTCAACTTCTACATTGCTGAATCTGAGTCCGAGGTTCAGATGCCGGACATCTTCAACAGCTACATTCCGTACCTCACCAGTCAGGCAAAAGCCGAAGTGCATGGTGCAACCATGACCGGTGTGTTCTGATCTGAATTTCTAGATCACTGAATCCACTACTCCACAATAGGAGTAGTGGATTCATACCCTCACCATAAAAAAGGAACGACAAATGAAGCAATGCTACAATACCCTCGGTGATGTGTTTTGCGCATTCAATGAGATGCTACAGATTGATCCTGGGATCAGCCAGCAACCCATTGGGTTGTGCTCGCGTGTCGGGTCTGGAGATATGGTTCTCCTTGACCTCGATAGTGACAGAATTACGATCAATTGTGAGTTCGTCAATGGACTCAACGCCGGCATCTACCTGATCCGTAATGCTGAGGATTATGAAGGATTCGATGTTCTTGCTATCGAGGTCATGATGGCCAATGATCCGACAGATCTTGCCAAAACATCCACCGTCTTCAGCTACACCCCTGAGAGCTTTGAAGCAGCGCTGAAGGGATTCCAAAATGTGGTCAATGCCATGAAGCAGAAGATGGATGAAGTCAGACAGGGCATCCATTTCACGATCAACGGCACTGATGAACTGATGTCGTTCTTGACCTGTGAGAAAACCATTCGCGAATACGGAGTCAGGAGATCCACTATCCTGCGCTATCGCTAACATAAAGAAGTGTTAGACTAACATCTGAACTAACAGCACACTTTCACATCCCTTATGTAAGGGATGTGAGGGGGTATGGCTATATCAGCCATTCACACATACATGAACAGGAGAAAGACTCATGCCTACCAAGCTCAACTCCCCCGAAGACTTCACGCAACTCACCACAGTTCAGAATGTCCTGAGCAAACTTAATGCGGCTGTTCATCTCGAAGCCGCACTCGTGGATCAACAGATTACTTTTATTCCTCGCATTCGTGGCCTGCATATGGATACTCATCTGGGCGTCTTTAATTCACGCACTCTGACTATGTCGGCGGCAATCAACGGCCTTACGAGTGTGCCCATCCTGATTGTGCTCAAAGAGCACGGTGAAAGCATCTCTGAAGGTAAAGCATCATTTGATATTGAGGCGATTAGCATATCGACCGATATCAGCTACAATAACGGTGCCGTTAAAGCCAAGATGCAGGTCGAATACAAGATCGACATGTTCTGTAAAGCCGTCAATAATTTTGCCAATCAATTCAGTAGTGTTGTGCAGGCTATCCTGGATACTCGCACCGGTATGAACTGTTACATCAATGCTTCTCAGGAATTCGTTCGGTATCTGCTGCGCGATGACGTAGTTCTTCAGTACGGCTCTGATACCGCCGTCAACCTTCAGCCTTAAAAAGAATAGAGGATATAAACAATCATGACTGAACATATTGAAGTACTCTTTGATGAGCTTGCTCCTCAAAGGCTCACTGATGCGTTCACTCGCTTCTTTGAGTTTTCCAATCCCGATTACCAGAATAACCCCGACTATGTCGTAAAGTTCGATCTCACAAAGGACTCGTACGACATAGCTTGGAAGCGGATGGTCAGTGATCGGCGCATTCAGCACTTTCAAATCACCGGGGATATCCACACCCATAAAATCAATTTTCCCTTCACCCTTCACACTACCAGAGCATGGTCTATCAGAGGGGAAGAGACTCTTTCGGTGGAGTCCATTGAATTCATAATCCCTGATGACCTCAATGAGAACATCCTGATCTCCTACCCGTACGAAGCACTCCTCGCAGCCAGTAACAGATATGCTCTCCACTGTTCAAATATCAGGGGTTCATTTATCCTAATGGACATACCCTTCACAGCAGAGAAGACTCAGTCTCTCCGACGTGGCTTTCTTATGTTTTTGAATGATGTCAATCAGGCTCATGCTAGTAAAGCCCGAGTCACCATCATGGCTGTTTAACAAGGAATAATCAAAGATGGAAAGAATCTTTAAGAATGCGACTGAGCTCAAGGCTGCGCTTGAAGAAGCGCTGAGCATCCCCTCTGAACTCGGCTTCAATATCGAATTGCGCGGCTGCAATCATGACTTCAGTGAATTTCGTCAGGCTATCGCGGGTATTCAATTCAACATCAGTCACACCGACTACTGTCTGACCGCCAATCTTCAGATCAGTAAAGCGTACATTGGCATGTACTCCATCACATCCATCTACCTCACCAAAGCCGATGATGATGGCTATGAGAGGATTGAATATAGTGTCGATGATTTCGAAAGGGTGGCTGCACGTTTCAAGCAAACTGCTGATCTATTCCAAGCCTATCTCTCCAATCAAATCTTCAAGCCTGAGTTTGATGCTCCCAAGGAGGTATTCAACTTCTTTGCTGATCCTGATATCTGGCAAAGCTACAATGGCACCCACAGACAGATCTTCGGCTAACCCATAGCGGCATATACCCCATTACCTCACTCCCATTTCTAGGGAGAGGTAGTGGGAGTGTCTGTTTCTTCTCATCATTCTTTTTTCTTTTGTTCCAGGGTGAGTTTCAAGATATTCCTACTCTCTTCCTTGGATTAGGAAGAGGAGGTATCTGACTTTCTGATTACTGCGTATATTCTCTCTTTTTTATTCTTATAATAAATACTATGAATACTACTACTACTACTACAGGGGGCTTCGCCCCCAAAATAGCTATCTATGCCGTCTTAGAGTCAAAAGAAGATTAGTTCGTTCCTCACGGGAAGAGAGCTCATACCTATCTCACCTACGGTTCGATATATGCTTCGAGAGAGACATACCGAGACAGAGGGGTTAGCCTAGGCAACGACATTTTCCTAGC